TTATTTTTGCCCGCCTACCACTGGCACAATTTTTACTTTTCGATCGTAACGCGCCGTTTGCGTGATAGTTTTGTGTCCGGAAATTTGCTGTTTCTCCTGTAGGCTTCCTTCCAGATCCGATACACCCTTGGCCTTTAGATCGTGGAACGTAAAATCAAAAAGCATGTGAGGATGTTTTTTTTGAGCTTCTTCTTTCGCTTGTTGCCAGCGACTATTAAAGCCGTCACGTGTGTAGCGGCGACCATTAAACTGATGTATCAAGTAAACGCTGGAAATTCCATTTTTAAGCGGTAATGTTTTTGCAAGCTCTACAGCTGCTAACAAACGTTCAGACCAGGCTTTGATCTGCTTTGCTGCGGTTTTACCCTGGCGGATAAAAATCCCTTCTTGTAATAGTTGGGTTTTTTGCACAGCGAGTACATCCCCCTGACGTGCAAGGCAAAGATAAGCCAATTCCATGGCTACTTTGACGACCGTCGGCGATACTTCATAAAGCGCATAGTATTCTTCATCGGTAACGTATCTTTCACGTTCTTCCTCTTTGAATTGCCTTACTCCCTTACATGGGTTGCCTTTCACCATGCCTCTTTCGTAAGCCCATCCGTAGACCCTGCTTAGAAACGCTTTTTCCCTGTTCGCCTGCACGGGTGCGGCCACGCCTCGTTTATCCATGTATTGCCTGATGTGCTGGGGCTTAACGCTATCTGGATCCATTTTCCCAAACACCGGGATCAGTTTGCGTGAGTATTTTTTATAATCTTTACGGGTTTCATTGCCTAATTTGTGATAATCGGCGCTGGCAAAAAAATCATCGATTAGTCCAGACAGATTCTTTTTCTCTTCGATAACTTTAAGCGCTGCCTCATACTTGGCCCAAATTAAAGATACTGGTGAATCTAGAGGACACAAGTTTATGGATCCACCCGTTGCCGGGTGGAATTCGTATTTTGATTTCCCCCGGTAGACACGCGGGGGGAGAATTGCATCAGAAGGATTTTTTCGTTTACCGGCCATTACATTGCATCAAAGTTTGGAGTATTTAACTCAGTTTTTACGTCAGGTACCATCCTCAATGCGATCGGATTGTTCACATGGTTCCAGGTGGTTCTGGGATAACCGTTGCGATCTTCTTTAAACCAGATCCCGGCTGAGGCAAGCCATGCGCATTGTTTCTTGGGTTGTTTGTACCCGGTCAGCTTACGAATTGCATCGTTAGTTAAAATGTCATCAGTCATAACCACTACTCACGATGACCAGCTGCATAATAGACATTGCAGCTGGAGAGAGTTGAATTTTAGAAATCACCCAGATCAGCCATTCGTTTTATGTCCCGGGCTCCTAGCATCGCTGTGGCAACATAACTACGGCGTCTGTTAATTACCTCTACGATCACTTTCTGTTTGCCTACCATTACTGTGTAAAACGTTTGGGTATGGCTACGTCCATGATTTCCGAATTTCTCATAATGCGATTTGAGTGCGGCGGCGCATGCTGGCCCGCCTATGCTGTCGTTCGCGCTGCGATTAATCAGTAGCACCTGAACCTTCCTGCTGAATGATGCTTTCAACACTTCGCGCAAGCTCTGTTGCCATGATCGGCAAATCATCGTACTGATTGCAGTAAGCGGGGTTAGCACACAGGCCCTGAAGAGCTGCAATCGTTAGCTGTTGCTGGTAGGAGAGGGATGTCTGCTGACTGTTTGCTTCAGGCTGCTGTTCAGGTGTCTGTTGAGGTTTTGCAGTAACAACCGGTGGATTGAGCACTACCGGTTTTGGCTGTTCAGGGCGACGGTATTCCACGATCGCATCAAGCGCGATTTTCTGACGCACGCTAATATCGTCAGACCAACTATCGAGCAGCGTCGTTGCCACATCGTGAATTTCTTCGTCAGAGAAATCAGGTGAGAGGCAATATTCAGTTGTCGCTATATCAGTCATCAATAATGGTATTACGTCGGAAACACTATGGCCGGTGCACTTCACTACGCCTTCTGCTTCTTCTTTTCCCATGATATTGGTACGCCCGGAAATCAGATCATCAATCGCCTGAGCAATTTCAGTTTCGCGGCCACTTAATGCTGGTTGTACTTCCTCTTTTTCGACTTCATTTGAGGTGTTGTTGATCAAAGTATCTACTGAGAATATACCATCGCCCAGGTTCTCTACGCGCGGCTGCTCATTGGCCTGCGGCGCTGGCTTTGCATTCTGTGTGAATGCCTCTTTAAGCTCTTTATCGAACTGCGCAGCTTTTCCCGGGCAAACTGCTGGTGGCAGAGTTTCGCTCTGTATCGAGGGTTGGGTTTTATCATCTGTCTTTTCCTCTGGGATAACGCGGGGTTTCGCTTTGCATGCAATATCTATGGTTTTCTGATCTGGCTTCGCATGATTCGATTCAACCAGTTCGCGATTGATGTACTCACGTAATTTGATCGGGTTTAGCCAGAGGTCTTCAGGCGCAGATTTGATCAACGCGATGATGGCCGCGCGGGAATAGCCCAGAATGCCAGGCGTGCCACGCAGTTGTGCCCACCATGCAGTGAACTGGGGATCCTGCGCTGCTTCTGCCATTCCTTTCGCGGCCATCATGAATCTGTTAGGGATCCAGTAAATGTCGATCTCGTCGTACATGCTCAGAATTGCAACCGCTACTTCGATACGCAGAGTGGAAAGGTTATGAACCAGATCAGGGCTACGGTCGGTCTTATTGCCGCCTCCAAGAGTGGCGCCCGAGTCTGTGTGGCTTTCTTCGGTGATGGTGGTAGCTTGTGGGCGCTTATCTACTGGCGTGTCGAGCCACTTGGCGATCTGCTTTTTAATGTCAGGCCATTGTGATGATTCTTTTGTGTTCTCGCGTACCCAGGCCAGTAATTGCTCCTGGCGTTCCGGCGCCAGCGACAGAGCACGGGGTTCTTTCGTCAGTGCTTCTGTCAGTTCACGGGTAAAGCTGCCAGCATCATCATTAACCAGGTCTACAATCTGGCCGTACTGCGCCTCAGTGATTCCAGGAACCGGGCCGAACAGTGCCAGGCAAGCTGCCCGGGATGTCTGGTCGAGCCGCGCAACGATTTTAATTTCTTCCTGAGTCTTGTTGTCCTCCCATTCTTCGTTTGCGTCAGCTTCTGGCTGTGGCGCCGCAGCTGGTTCGCCAGCGTTCACATTCCATACTGCCACGCTGTCGAAAAACTCAGGTGAGAAAACATCAAGATCAGGGCAGGGAATACCTTCGTGGTGCTCCCAGATTTTCACCTTAAAGAAATCATCAATATGTTCTGGATGTTCAGCCGCCAGCTTACCGAAAATAACAGCTTCAGCGATGGCTTTTGTGGACGCGTTTACCGCGATGGCAAGTGGTTTTAAATTAGGGTGTTTTTTTAATGCTTTATCTTTTGGGAAGTAAGCACCACCAAATACTTTTAACTCAACAGACATAATAACCTCGTTTAATATTTGAAAAATGATGTTGAATGAAATGGCTTACGGATGCCGCGTTTTACCTTTCTTAAAGCGTCACGTTTTTCTCTTTTTTCATTGCATTGCTCACATAAATAAATCGTGCGCTTAAAGGGATATATATCTGTTTTCCTTTCGTGCATTTCCGATTTTTTATATTCGTGACAGCAAACAGCGCAATGACAAATGATGTCATCCATATCAATTAAGTTGTTGGCGCTTATGGTCGTAATAAGACATGCCGCAGGCGTTCTGTGCTTCTGCAAAACTCGCAGACAGCAAGCTAATATCCTTTACGGCACAAGCTGGACAATGAAACTCTCCGAGCACGTACCCACCGTCAAGCACAACGGTTACAGGGCCAGAGGTAGGCAAATGAACCACGCCTGAAATAGCACCGTTAACATTAAATGTGGCAAGGTCTTTATTTACGATTGCCAGGCTCAATTCTACGGTAGTAATAGTTTGTTTCATTTCATGATCCTTAATTTAAGGTGTGGAAATCCCTGCCGTTTAAGGCATCGATTTCTAACTGTTTGCAATTAAATATTTATCGGATTACGGCGTCAGTTTTGACGCGTAAAAATTCAGAGTTCAGGGTTGCCTTTCTGAGCCAGCAAATAACAAAGTTGTCGAAGTTTTATTTCAAACCAGTTAAGGCGGACTGCCTGTTGCCGTGATGGTTGACGATTAAAGTCTGTCATAATGTATCCCCTATGAAGGTTTTTAACAGCCATCTACAATTTTCGATTGCCCACAACTGGAAGCACACTCCGCCAGCTAACAAACCAATCCCCATTAGTGAAAGGGTGGAATGCGCTTCCATGTTGTGGGCGGATCAGTTTCTCCTGAACCAAAAGTTAGCTGACTAACCTGAAACCACGCTTAATCAGCTTCTTTGCTTCCAATGCACTAATTAACTTTATCGTTTCTGCATCATTATTAATCAGGGCTTTGGCAACGAACTGATTCCGAGCATGGATAATCACCACCTCAGAACCTTCGTTTATTGTTGCTATGTAATATTTCATCCCCTGTCTCCAGATCACAACAAACCATCTTCTGCGAATCATCCGGTCATTCATACGCCACCGGCGGCTACTTCGTGGGCATCCTGCCTGTTCGCTCTGTTTACCCTTATCGCCGGGTAGGCGGAACGTTTACCTGTCGCACCTGTTGTGCTTCGATGAGTAGAGAATACAACATAAAGTAGACCTGTCAACACTAAAAGTAGAAATTCAAGAGGTGTTTGCTACTTTGTGTGGTGAGTGAAGGCGTAAAAAAACCCGGCATGTGCCGGGTTCTTAGGGATTTTTTTACTTCTGCGGGGTGTTGGCGTACTTCAGAAAGAAATCATATAGCTGTTTATACCGCATTTCGAAAGCCAGTAGCATGTTCTTGGCTTCAGCACTTGGGAACTGCCGATAGACTCGGACCAGCCGCTTTTCGTCTTCGCTTAAATCACTGAATTCCCCATCGCTGCCAGTGTCGGATTCTGTCGCAGGGAAGCCCATAAACTCAGTTTCTGGAAGCTTAGTAGGCGCACTTTCACCTTCCCCGTAGTCAAGCCATGCCGCTTGGACATTTAGCCAGTCAGCTATCTTTTGCAGTTTCTCATCGCGTGGCTTAGCCGTGCCCAGCGTATAACGACGAGCCATTTCGTATGTGACATCGCAAGCCTGGCTTAAATCCTTCACAGAACGGCGCTGTTTGCGCATTTCTTCTGTCAGCCGGTTCGCGAAATCCTGATGTTTATTCGCTTTTTCTACCATAGGTAGAAGAGTAAGACACGGCGCGTTCATAGTCATTTCTATTTTTCGTAGTTGTATTTTCTACTTTATGTAGTATATTGCAGTCATCGACTCATTCAGGAGAACACGATGACTACTTCATACAAGAACATTACGGAGAAGGCTGTGAGGTCGATTGGTTCTGTTTCGGCCGTCGCCCGTAAATTCAACTTTAAGTCCTCACAGTCAGTAGCAAACTGGATTATCCGAAACCGAGTTCCAAGTGAGCGAGTGATTAAGCTCTGTGAATTTGGCGGCTGGACTGTCACCCCGCATGAGTTACGTCCGGATTTGCATCCAACCCCTACCAGCGGAATTCCTGTTCAGGATATCCCACGTGCGCAGAGGGAGTCTGAATGATGGAAATCAAAAAACTGGCATGTGAGCTGGAGTCCTGGGCGCAGGAAAAGGGCTGGAAGACAGTTACGCAGCTGATAACCCCGCATCACTTTGGCGATCTGCTTCAGTCACTGGATGACGTTTCGGATCCGGACGAGTACGCACGCAGGCTGCACAACAACAAGCAGATTATTCAGCGTGCATTCCGTAACGATACGCCTAACTACCTGAAACAGGCGGAAGCCCTGAGCTACGCAATCCGTACCGCCATTGATAACGAACTGGCACAGAAAGACTGCATGCATTACCGGGCGGCCAGGGTTAACAAAGAGTGCATCGAAGCCACCAATGCGGTCTTCACGGGCAAACCGAAACCGGTAATCCGGCGAGAGACACTGGAAGCGATCGACGCGCTGGCGCAGCTGGTAGGCGTCAAAGTGAAGCTGGTTTCGACTTGTTCGAACGCAGCTTAGTTCAGTTGTGTCGAGGTGTTCTATGAGCATGGAGCTGATGGTCCAAGCGATGAAGGTCAAGGTAGGCAACCCGCTTCGCAAGCTGGTCCTGCTTAAACTGGCCGATAACGCAAGTGACCAGGGCGAGTGCTGGCCGAGCTATCAGCATATCGCTGATCAGTGTGAGATCAGCCGTCGTTCCGTCATGAATCATGTTGCCGCGCTTTGCGAGTCTGGACTGATGCGAAAAGAGACCAGATCGGGGCCGAAAGGCAATGGCAGCAATTTCTATCGATTAACCCTGACCGGTGCAAACGCCAGTTCGAGGGTAGTGAATGAGATTCACCAGGGTAGTGAAGCAAGTTCACCAGGGGCTGGTGCAGGAGATTCACCAGATGGTGCACCACATTCACCAGGGGGTAGTGAAGGAGATTCACCCAGAATCAGTCACTCTTTTGAACCAGTCAAAGAACCAGAAAATCTTTCTTGTCCGGACGCTTCGCCGTCGGACGGAAAATTGACAAAAACCGAGTTTTTGAAGCGCCACCCGGAAGCAGTGGTTTGCAGCCCTGCGAAACGTCAGTGGGGGAGCCAGGAAGATTTGACCTGTGCGCAATGGATTTGGAAGCGCGTGCTGAAACTCTACGAGGAGGCCGCAACCTTTGACGGCGAAATCGTTCGCCCGAAAGAGCCGAACTGGACCGTCTGGGCGAATGACGTGCGTCTGATGCGCACCCTTGATGGCCGTAGCCACAAGCAAATTTGTGAAATGTTCAAGCGCGTTCAGAGCGATACGTTCTGGGTTCGCCAGGTTAAATGTCCGGCCAAACTCCGCGAAAAATGGGATGACCTGATTATCCGCCTGTCGGCGCCGGGCACAGGGCATTACCAGGCTGGTGGACGGGATATCAATCAGATCCCCCGTCCCGATAACACCGTTCCGCCAGGATTCAGGGGGTAAGCATGCAAAACGCAGGTTCTATTTTCGATCGCCTTCGCCGTGTTATTCCGGCTGGCATTGAACCCAAATTTAAAAGCGCCGAAGAGTTGATGGCCTGGCAGCGTGAGGAAGGGCAAAAACGCGCTGCGGAGGTAGACAAGCTCAACCAGCAGGCGCGTGCAGAGAAAATTTTCGGGCGATCCGGGATCCAGAACCTGCACCGCAGCTGTAGCTTCGCGAATTACACCGTGAACAGCGACGAACAGCGTCATGCTCTGAGTATGGCAAAGAGCTATGCGGAGAATTTTGGCTCGGGCTTTGCCAGTTTTGTCTTCGCCGGAAAACCGGGCACCGGCAAAAACCACCTTTCAGCGGCCATCGGCAATTATCTGCTGAAGCAGGGGCGAACGGTTCTGATCGTGACGGTGCCCGATCTGACCCTGCGCGCCCGGGCCTGCTACGACGAAGGACAGTCCGAAGCCGCGCTGCTGGATGACCTCTGCAAAGTGGATTTATTGGTGCTTGATGAAGTTGGTATTCAGCGAGACAGCCGCGGCGAGAAAGTTTTATTGAACCAGATTATCGATCGCCGTCTGGCGGCCATGCGGCCTGTGGGTGTGCTGACCAATCTGAATTACGACGCGCTGGTAGAGACCCTTGGCGCAAGGGTTATCGATCGCCTGCGCATGGACAACGGCATTTGGGTGAATTTTGACTGGGAGAGCTATCGCGGAAACGTTAGCCACCTGAGACCTGTTAAGTGAATTTTGAGGAGAAAATAATGGAATCAGTAATCGACGCATTGAAAGCAATGGGCAAAGCAACCTATCTCGATGTAGCAGCACGCCTGGATATCGAACCCGTAGAGGCTCTGAAAATGCTGCGCGAACAGAAGGAGGAAGGGTTGTGCGATTTCTACGATGGATCATGGTCGGTCGGTACTGCAAAGGAGCAGAAGCCGAAGCGCATCAGACCAAAGCAGTTATCACCGCTGGTTGAGAGAGTGCTGTCAGCAATGCAGGGGCAGGGGGCCATGAGCTCCATTCAGGTCGCTGAGAAGCTGGGTAAAAGCCCGCGAGCCCTGAATGCATCGCTGGGTGCAATGTGCAAAGACGGTCTGGTTATGCGCCATGTGGACGGGAAAAATATCACCTGGAGCCTGGCGGGTGAATCGAAAATTAAACCAGAGCAGCCGGATGCCGCTGCACTCGACGTCAAGTTAGCATCAGCGCCGGACAACAAATCCCTGGATGAAATTATTGGGGACATCCCGGCGTTCGTTAGTCGTCCTGATGACCTGATTATTCCGTCGTCCCGTTATATCTCGAACGAGATCCGCCGCACAAAAGCGAAGCTGTCGAACCTTCAACGACTTCAGGCTGCCGTTCGCGAGTTGCGTCGCCACAAACATCTTCTGGAAGGTATGAGCCATGAGTAATTTGCCTGTCTGTCCGCGATGCGGGATGGCGCCATCTATAAAAATTCGTAGCAGGGGAATTAACTGGGGATCAGCAGAAATCCGTTGCTCGAACGGATGCACAGGGCACCGTGCGGGATTTTCCTTCCCGCCTGGTGGTGAGGCTGCTGCCCGCCAGGTTCTTGAAAAAAAATGGAAAGAGTTGGTGGAGGGAAAATGAGCAATTTGTTATTTCTCAAATGCATCAAAGACACTGAAGGCTGGTGGACTGAGGGCGAAATGTACCCAGCCCGTGTTGTTGCCGGAGGTTTTGTTCTGATCGGGGATGATGATGAACTGGACGGAGAGGAATGGAGCGCCGCGCCGATAGAATACCGTGAAGATGGGTCAGTGCTTTATCAGGTCGGCGGAGTTGATGGTGATGTTTTGTTTGAGGAGTCGGCACAATGAGCACTACCCTAAAAGCTTGGCTAAAGCAGACCATAGCAGAGCTTGAAGAAGATCGCGATGCGACGCCCGGCGCTGTAAACGAAGATGCCGCTATGGCGCTTGAGGCGATGAAACGGGCTCTGGCGTCTCTGATGGCTGATCCTGTAGCGTGGACTGATGAGCAAGAATTGCGTGATGTTGAGAAATACGGCTGCGGCTACCTGTTTACAGCAAACCCTATTACGCCGAACGCAGACCCGCATCGTGTTATCAAACTATACACCGCCTCGCCAGCGCCGATGTTACCAGAGGAAATGCCAAAAGGCCTGGCAGGTCAGATTGTCAGCCTGCTGGCGCATAACATTGGCGATAAATTATTGGCACAGAAAATCTGGAACGCCTGCCGCGCCGCCATGCTTCAGGGGGCCGAAAATGCCAAGTTGCCCTCCACCATCCAGCCCGCGCCAGAACTGGATTATTCACCAAAAAACGCCGAGTCGTCCACCGGCATAAATCAGGGTAAATCCGAACCTGTAACGACGGCTAACAAGTTGCCGGAAGAAACCAGTTCATCTTTGCAATTGCGCAATTTAATCCGTCAGCGCCATGCTGAATGGTCACAGGCCACGTTCGGTGATGTTGGTCCTGTCGGCTCGCTCAAGCATCTGTCGAAAGAGGCACTCGAAGCAGCAGAGGAACCTGATGATCTCAGTGAGTGGGCTGACATGCAGTTCTTGTTATGGGATGCACAGCGCCGCGCCGGTATCAGCGATGGTGAAATTACAGCAGCGATGGAAGAAAAGCTGAAGGTTAATATGGCGCGCCAGTGGCCAGAGCCGAAAGACGGCGAGCCGCGACTGCATATCAAAGCAGCGCCGCAGCATGAGGTGAAAAAGTGTACCTGATGGAGCTGATATCAGGCGCAGTCTGGCTGGTGGTTTTTATCGTGCTGATGGTGCTGGTTTGGAGAAGAATTGATTATTGATTAATCACTTACCCGCTTCGGCGGGTTTTTTACGCCCAAATTCTTGACCCTCTTTTTTTTGGTGTTACTGTATAAATATACAGTGGCTTTACAGGGGTGGTTATCATGGGTTTTCCATCACCAGCAAAAGACTATGCAGAATCAACGCTCACCGTCGGCAGACTTTGCGGCTACGACGGTAATTGCCGGACTATCGAAACTTCAGCCGGCTACGCAATTATAAATGTTGCCAAAAGACCGAAGGCGGGTGACACGGTTTTGATCTCTTTCTGCGGAAGTTGGGACTTCGCTTCTGTTCAGGGAAAAGCACTCATCACACAGGATGGGGAGGCCATCGAAGGCGATTCACTGGATGACGCGAATGTGCTTGGGGTAGTGACGTTCTTCCTGAACCGTGTAGCCGATAATGACCTCTTGCCGGTGATATGAGCTCCATTAATCCTGTGCATTAGAGCCGATCGGTTAGACAGGTCAATTACGGTTAATTGATCTTTCTAACCTATTAGACCTTCAGTAGGGGTACTGCTTAAGTTACGTTCAGCGCGCAGGGGAAAAAGGGCCGACCCCGATCTGTCGGGGATGACTGAAATGAATAGGATTTTTCGTTATGAATGAGCAAGAATTAATCGCTGCCGTTCGCCCTGCTGGACGTTATGAGGTAGTGAGCCAGGAGGATGGCTCCTTTATTGTGATCCCGGTGCCTGCTGAAGCAATACTCATTACCCGAGAAGCACTGCGACAATGCCTTGAGCGCTTCCGCAACCCTGACAACTGATTTATAATAATCAAGCTGGCCTGAACAACCAGCACCTGTCGCACCATCACCGGAGAATAGTGATGGCGCAAAGAAATACCCCGATTTACCAGGACCGTCCATTCCTGCGCGGTTTTTCTGCTTATGCTGGTGGTCCGGCATGAAAAAAGCAGACCGCATCCATCTTGCGCGTGTGGCCGAGCTCGGCTGCATCGTTTGTAAAAATCTAAACCTCGGCGAAACGCCTGCGGAAATCCACCATATCCGGACAGGGCAGGGCACAAGCCAACGTGCTGATCATCGGAAATCAATTCCCCTTTGCCATACACACCATCGCAATGGCGGTTACGGTGTGGCGATTCATGCTGGCCGCCGCGCCTGGGAAATGAAGTACGGCACTGAAGCTGAGCTTCTGGTGCAGGTGCTCTATCTGCTGGGGGAGTATGCCAATGCATAACCCAGTCAGTTACGGCTCAGTGTGCAGCGGCATCGAGGCCGCCAGTGTGGCGTGGCATTGTCTTGGCTGGCAGCCAGCATGGTTCGCAGAGATAGAGAAATTCCCCTCCGCTGTGCTGGCGTTTCGCTGGCCGGACGTCACCAATCTGGGTGACATGACCAAAATCGCCGCGGCAATCCGCGCCGGAAAAATTGAAGCGCCCGATGTACTGGTGGGGGGAACCCCTTGCCAAGCGTTCAGCGTTGCGGGTTTACGTAATGGGCTGGCTGACGAACGCGGCCAGTTAACTTTGGCTTTTGTTGAACTGGTAAATGCTATCGATGAAAAACGCACAGAGCAGGGAAAACCACCCGTCATCGTCGTCTGGGAAAATGTACCCGGCGTATTCAGCAGCAAAGATAATGCTTTCGGATGTTTTCTTGGAGGGCTTGCCGGTGAAAGCTGCTCGCTGGAATCACCAGGGAAGCGATGGTCAAACGCTGGTTATGTGCTGGGACCAGAAAGAGCTATTGCCTGGCGAGTGCTCGACGCTCAATTTTTCGGAGTGGCCCAACGACGCAGACGTGTGTTTGTTGTCGCAACAGCTCGAGGGGATATCGATCCCGCAAAAATTCTTTTTGAGTCCGAAGGCATGCGCCGGAATTCTCCGCCGAGCAGAAAAACGAGGCAAATCGTTGCCCCGGATGCTGGCTATCGCCTTACTAACGGTAGTCACTGGGATGGAGAACATAATCCACATCCAACGCTGAATCAGTCATTCAATACTGGCGGGATCGGAGCGAGTAATCAGGAATTATTCAGTCAGCGCGGCAGTGGGATTGTTGGGGCATTCCGTATGCGAGCTTTCGGCGATTACGTAAGCGACGAGACAGCATCAACAGTAAAAGCTCGCGATCACAAAGATGCGACCGATTTAGCTGTGACTTATTCAGACGTCAGCAGGACGCTGCTGGCGAAATCCAATGACAGCATGGATGAGACTCTTCAAACCTACGCTATTCATGGCACTCAGGATCCAGACACGCTCGCAAATATTGCTCACACTCTGGGCCGTAATCATGGGCAAGAAAACGCGGTTATCGCGTTCAGCTCAAAGGATTGCGGTCATGATGCCTCAGCAGAAATTTCGCCGACCTTAAGGGCTGGTAATAGCGGGGGCAGCAACCAAAATGCTGGCTCACCACCTGCGGTGGCTTATTGCATTCCCGGAAACTGGATCGGGCGCTCCCCAAAAAATGGCGGCAATGCAACAGAACCTATGCAAGATATTTCACCATGCCTAACTGTCGCTGATCGTCATGGTGTCGCCTATGCATTTGCAGAAAATACACAAGCCCAAGTGAGGCTTCAGAACGGGGATGGACAAATTACAGGGCCGCTATCAACTGGTGGCGGCAAGCCTGGGCAGGGTTATCCGGCTGTTGTTGCATTTCAGGAGCGCGGACGAGCTGACGGTCGACATCTGGAATTAAATGGCGAACTGGCCTATGCGCTTACTGCACCGAGTGGAGGAGGGCGCTCACAGGAACGAAATATTTTTGACTCTCGAACCATGGCCGTTCGTCGACTCACCCCAGTAGAGTGCGAACGCTTGCAGGGATTCCCCGATAACCACACTCTAATCCCGACACAAAAACGCAAGCGGATCACGGCTGAAGAATATGCTTATCTGCGCCACCACCAACCAGAACTGACAGCAGAACAGGCTTACCGCCTCGCTGCCGATGGCCCGCGTTATAAAGCAATCGGCAATTCAATGGCTGTACCGGTTATGCGCTGGATTGGTTCCCGCATAGAGGAGGCGCTGCATGCCTAAATACATCATCACCCCTGTTGGAAAACCCCGCATGACACGCCGTGATAAATGGAAACAGCGGCCGCCAGTGATGCGATATCGCATGTTTTGTGACGAGGCCCGCCTGCATGACATTCAGGTGCCGGAGAACGGTGCCCATATCACTTTTGTTTTACCGATGCCTAAGAGCTGGAGTAAGACAAAACGCGCAGCTATGGACGGGCAGCCGCACCAGGTAAAGCCAGATCTGGACAATCTCACAAAATCGCTTCTGGACGCACTGTTCGAGGATGACTCCCATATTTGGGACGCCCGGACATCAAAAGTATGGGGCGAAACCGGCATGATAATTATCGAGGACATGAAATGACGCCACGCCAGAAACGCCAGTATTTAGAAGGGCTGGGTAAAACCGCAATGGCACCACGCAAGAGCTGGCTGGGGAAAAGCATTTTGCTTACAGATGTTCAGTCGGGGTGGATTAAATCTCTACTTACGGTCTGGGGCGAAAATGTTCGCGGAGGCACAGCCCCGGCAAAACCTTGCGGGCATTCATGCTGGAATGTCCTCAGGGGAAAGAACTGGTCTGATAAAGCGCTCGAGCGTTTTACCACAGCGTTGAACCAGGCAAGGGAAGAAGGGTTCCGTGGTGAGCAGGCGTTGAGACGTGCTCGTTCGATCCTGTGGCCCGAACCGCCTGTCAGTGTAATTGCCGAGGCGATGAATAGCGATGACGCCGAGTTTGTGGAAGGAGCTGTGCTTCAGGCGTTCGATATGAAGGATCCAGTTTACATTGTAGGGAACCAGTATTACACCACCCGAAAAAAAATCTCTGATATAACCAGGGATCTTCAGAATCTCGCGCCATGGCTGACTGAATCAGAGGCCAGAAAGCGGGTGCGCTGGTGCCTGGAAATATTCAGGGCAAAGGTTTTTTTGTCAGCACGGAATGCCCTGAAAGAAATTTCATGAGCGCCACGGTTTAGCAAAAAGTGCTATTTGTGCGATGAAACATTGAAAACGGGCCAGAAAATCAGATAATCCATTCATGCTTGGCAGAGCTGCGCCACGATGGCAGCGATGTAAAGCGACAATTTGAAAAAACTTGAAACCCCGCCTGCCGGGGTTTTTTGTTATCCGGCGATACGACAGGGGTATTCGCGAAGGTGCATTGCACCAGTACCCCTGTCATATCGTCGATCTCACCTGATTTACCAATTCAAATATCTTTCAGAAGGCTGCCATCCGGTGGCCTTTTTTCTTTCCCCTCAATTTTTCTGAGAGGATCCACAGCAAGAAGAGGGGGCTAAATGTCCGCAGAACCCATATCTGCAACGGTAACGGCAGGCGTGGCCGCCGGTACTACCGGAATTACTTTCGCCACGCTGTTTCCTGAAGCCACACCTGCGGTAATGGTTTGCTCACTCGCTGGGGCGGCGCTGTACATCCTCAGTTCTGAGGACCATAAAATCTGGAAGCAGATTATTTTTGCGCTGATTTCTTTCATCGGTGGTGTTTACTGTGCCGGTACTGCTTCAGAAATTATCGCCGCCCTTATCAACGCCGGACTGAATCAGCTTAGCCCGCCTGTCAGCATAAAAGTTTCACCTGCGATTGGCGCGCTGGCGGCATCCACGGTTTCAGTGACTGTTCTGCTCAGGGTGCTCAAGCGCTCACGGACCGGAAACTTACCCGGTCTGAAGGGGGAAGAATGACGTGGCTAATGCAGAACTTTCCATGGCTGCTGCTTCACCTTAACGCAGTGGCCTGCATCATGATCCCGATACGTCTGATGTTCTTCAGGAAACGGGGTATGCGGCGTCGGCGGCTAATGGAGCTCCTCGCTTACGCCCTCATTCTGGCACCAGCCTATACAGCCTTTCGAATCTGGCATGGTGACTACGTTCAGGTCGATTACGGTGAAATCCTCATCAATGTTGTTGTCTGCGTTGCTGTCTGGCGTGCGGGCGGCAATATCGCTCGTATTACTGGAGAGAGCACAACGTGAATCAAACACAATTTCAGAAGGCGGCTGGTATCAGCGCCGGGTTAGCTGCGCGCTGGTTTCCGCATATCGACGCCGCTATGAAGGAGTACGGCATAACAGCTGCGCTTGATCAGGCCATGTTTATTGCCCAGATGGGGCATGAAAGCACCAGATTTACCCGGCTGGTGGAGAGCCTGAATTACGCGGTTGAAAACCTGGTACCGACGTTCGGTAGCCACCGCATCACGCAACAGCAGGCCGCCGCACTTGGCAGAACGGCAACGCAACCGGCAAACCAGAAAGCAATCGCCAATCTGGTATACGGTGGTGAGTGGGGAAAAGAACACCTTGGCAATCAGGTTGCCGGTGATGGCTGGAAATATCGCGGTCGCGGGCTGAAACAGGTTACCGGCCTGAGCAACTATCGCAGTTGTGGCCACGCGTTGAAACTGGACCTTGTTACCCACCCGGAGCTGCTTGAACAGGATAAATATGCTGCGCGTTCAGCTGCATGGTTCTATGCCTCCCGCGGTTGCCTGCTTCATCCCGGCGATGTTGAGCGCGTTACGCTGATTATCAATGGTGGCCGTAACGGGCTGGATAAACGCCGCGCGCTGTTTAACCTGGCGAAATCAGTTCTGGTGTGAGGTGAATGTGGGTATCGAGACAATAATTGGGCTGGCCGCACTGGTGATTTCCGCTATCGCCGGAGCTTTTGGCCTGGGTCATATTCGCGGCACCAGCAAAGCGGAAGCGAAAGCAGATCAGCAGCGCACCGAAGAGAACGCAGCGGCGGCCGTTGCGGCGGCAGAACGTAAAGCTGAAGTCACTAAAGAGGCCAGTAATGTCCAGCAGACTGTTAATCACATGCCTGATGACGATGTTGATCGCGAGTTGCGCGGAAACTTCACCCGTCCCGGAGGTGATTGATACGGGCTGCCTGTGGACCCGGATTATCTACGTGACAAACCACGATATTGACGTCCTAGATAAGCAAACCAAGCGCGACATCCTGGCGCATAACAAAGCGTGGCAGGCGAACTGCAAGCCAACCAATGAGAGGAAATGAAGTGGATAAATTTAAGTTCGATCTTAATCAGTTTGTTGAGTTGTCGATCAGTGGCGAAATGGGCCATATCAAATCCCGCGCTGAGAGCATCAATCACTGTAATCAGTATCTGGTTCACTACAAAGCCGCAGATGGTCGTGCTCAGGAAAGCTGGTTCGATGAAGATGATATCGCAGCCGTTGAAGATGATGAGCATCCTGGCGCACCCATTTATGCCGTGAAAGCGGATGACTTGAAGGTCTGATAGTCATTACAAAGCTCACCTGCTGGTGGGCTTGATAATGGTTGTCGCTATAAACGGTGCGATAAGTTCCGGCAATTCATGCAATAAAGCTTTACTAAACGGTATTCGGAATTATCCTAATTGTTCTTTAATAAAAGGAGTTAGGTTGATGAAGATCCTCTGGGCTATTTGTGTTGTATTCGGGGCTATTGGCTTTGTTCAAGGTATCGTTGGGGTTTTCGGCGCTGTCAGCGCGCCTCAGCAAGCAGCAGGAGCAGCCATGGGAGTTGCCTGGGCGGTAATTCCTTACTGTATCGTCCGGGCGATACAGCAGATGCGACCGCAGGAAGTGGTGATCAAAAAAGAAGATTGATTGTCATTACTCAAATCAATTCCAGCCTCGCGTAAGCGGGGCTTTTTTATTACCAGAAGAAGGAGAAGAAGCATGTTAACAGTAAAAGTAATCTCGCCAGGTGGCGGTGAAGAGATTCATTGCGGGTTGAGCGTAGGGTTTAATCCGGGGCAGCAGAGCATCGCGGTATCTGGAATGGACAAAAATGTATTACTGAAACCTGGCGAGGTCGCCTACGTGATGAACCAGAACGGGAAGACGGTATCTCGTTACGAGCATATTGCCCGTCAGGAAGTACTGCATAACGCGGTGGGATCGTAGCCGTTGCAAAGCTCACCTGTTGGTGGGCTTGTGTTTCGTACGACCATAAAAAATGCCCCTGGTGCGGGGCAAATCATGATTTGGATTTTGTTATTCTTGTGTGCTTCTTGCTTTTCAGCAGAGTTGGAACTTTATCACTTAAATGAATTAGCGCAAGAGTATTCCCTTACTTTCTTTTGGCATGCGTATTACCGCAGAATGTCTGTTCCCAGTAGTTTTAAAGTGGCATTACGCAGCTCTTCACTCTCAGTTGACGTGCGGTCAGTTAATTCCAGCTGATCAAATGCCTCAAAGATTTGGTTGTGTATGGCCTGACGTTTTATGTCATCCAGCCCAGTACACATCGCATAAATAACAACTCTCATGGCACTTATCTGAAGATAAGCCTGCTTCTGTGTTTTACCTTCTTTGGATAGCTCTTCAATAAGATTGGCGATGAGTGATTCCATTTCTGTCTCCTTAGAGTGATTCGATTATTGATTGCAACACTCGCGCTATTGGCCACATTAGGTGTTCTCAATGCTATTGAGCATATCGTTAAACGAGAATTGATCCTATTGCTAAAAGGTACTCCTGGGGATCCTGAACACCGAGGGGGCGAGGACACGCGGGAAACGGCTAGTTTTTTGCATTTTATGGGTTTCATCATCATCTGTTTAACCTCTTGATATTTCAGTCCTGATCCTTAGCAGGATGTCGAAATGACTATTTTTTGTTCACCATCATGGATAACGAGCTCAAAAATTTCCGGCTGAATATCACGCAGCTGGCAGCCATTACCGATCTGCACCGTCAGACGGTCGCGAGCAAGCTTGCAAATGTTCAGCCGGCACCGGGCAGCAATCCGAAACTTAAGCTTTATGCCATCACCGATATCCTCAGGGAGTTGCTGACGAGTACCACACCGTCGGAGCTGGTGGACGTCGACAAAATGCTTCCCCCCGATCGTAAAGCCTGGTTTCAGTCGGAGCGTGAAAGACTCAAGTTTCAACAGGAAACAGGGGAGTTGATCCCGGCGTCAGAAGTCACCAGAGAATTTTCCTCCATGGCAAAAGCAATGGTTCAGGTGCTGGAGACGTTACCCGACATTCTTGAACGAGACTGCGCCATGACCCCTTCCGCAGTTGTCAGGGTGCAGCAGGTTATTGACGATCTGCGCGACCAGATAGCTCTCAAAGTTGAGCAGGCCGACTCACCAGAACAGGAGGATATGCCAGAAGAGGAGTAAATCATGCGACAGGCCACGGCAGCGGAAGTCAGGCGTAACGCTTCCGCCATTCTCAAAGCCCCGCGCCGTATGCCTGTGGCTGAGGCGGTTCAAAAATTTATGCGCGTACCTATGGGAGCCGGTAACTCGGTACCGTGGGACCCTGCTGTCGCTCCGTATGTGATAGAGCCGATGAACTGCCTCGCGATGCGTGAATACGATGCGGTGGTGTTTGTTGGACCGGCACGAACGGGGAAAACGATCGGCCTGGTGGATGGCTGGGTTGTATACAACATTGTCTGTGACCCGTCCGATATGCTCGTCGTTCAGATGACCGAAGAGAAAGCGCGTGAGCACTCTAAAAAACGTCTGGCGAGAACGTTTCGTGTCAGTCCCGAAGTGGCGAAACGCCTGAGCCCGTTGCGAAACGACAACAACGTGCATGATCGTACTTTTCTGGCGGGCAACTATCTCAAGATTGGCTGGCCTTCCATCAACATCATGTCCTCGTCAGATTTCAAATGTGTAGCGCTCACCGATTATGACCGCTTCCCTGAGGACATCGATGGCGAGGGTGACGGTTTTACCCTGGCGTCCAAGCGTACCACCACCTTTATGTCCGCCGGGATGACTCTGGTGGAGTGTTCGCCAGGCCGGGACATTCGCGACAGCAAATGGCGCCGAAAATCTCCCCATGAAGCACCACCAACGACAGGCGCGCTTTCGCTGTACAACCGTGGAGATCGCCGTCGCTGGTACTGGCCGTGCCCGCATTGTGGTGAATATTTTCAGCCTGCGATGGAGGCGATGACCGGATACCGCGATGAACCTGATCCGGTAAAAGCCAGTGAGTCGGCTCATCTGCTTTGTCCGCATTGCAGCACCATTATCACCGCAGATAAAAAGCGCGAGCTTAACGGGGTGGGTGTCTGGTTGCGTGAAGGTCAGAGTATTGACCGGGACGGCAAGATCTCCGGTGAGCCACGCCGTTCGCGCATAGCGTCGTTCTGGATGGAGGGGCCCGCAGCCGCGTACCAGACCTGGGCGCAGCTGGTATACAAACTGCTGACTGCTGAGCAGGAGTATGAGGCTACCGGCAGCGAAGAAACCCTCAAGGCGGTTATCAACACCGACTGGGGGCTGCCGTACCTGCCGCGCTCGGCCAGCGAACAGCGACGCGCCGATGTGCTGATGCAGCGTGCGGAGGATTACGGTAAACGCCTGGTTCCGCCGAAGGTGCGTTTCCTGCTGGCAGCCGTCGACGTTCAGGGCGGGAAAAAGCGCCGTTTCGTCGTGCAGATAATTGGTTATGGCGAAAATGGTGAACGCTGGCTTGTGGATCGCTACAACATCCGCCAGTCCCTGCGCTGCAATGAACATGGCGAGGCGGAGCCAGTCCACCCCGGCGCGTATCCGGAGGACTGGCAGCTGCTTGTATCCGATGTGCTGGAAAAAACTTACGCACTTCAGTCTGACCAGACGCGGCGTATGCCGGTGCTGGCCATGGCTGTCGACAGCGGCGGTGAGGAAGGGGTGACAGATAATGCCTATAAATTCTGGCGCCAGTGTCGCCGGGATGGTCTGGGTAAGCGTGTCTATCTGATCAAGGGCGACAGCACAAAACGCCAGAAAATTATTACCAAAACTCACCCGAATAATACCGAACGCAGTGACCGTCGCGCTGATGCGCGTGGCGAGGTGCCGGTGTATCTGCTGCAAACCGACCTGCTCAAGGATCAACTCAGCAATAACCTTGATCGTGAGACTCCCGGAGCAGGCTATATCCATTTTCCCGACTGGCTGGGGGAGTGGTTCTACGAGGAACTCACCTACGAAGAGCGCGGCGTGGATGGCAAATGGCGTAAGCCAGGCAAGGGCGCCAACGAAGCCTTTGACCTGTTCTGCTATGCCCACGCCGTCGCGGTTCTGCGCGGCTACGAAAAAATTCGCGACTGGGAAAAACCTCCTGCATGGGCTGAGCCGCAGGATCTCAACCCAAATATTCATGAAGGGGAACGCCCCAGGGAGATAACCGTGAAAAAAAACAAAACCGTTCAGCCACAAGTCAGGGCTGAGCCTGAGAAAGAAAACACGCTTTCCGGCAGCTGGCTGGGATCTTCCGGTAGGGGAGGAGGCTGGCTGTGAAGAAAGACGACATCTGGAGAACGCTGGTGATGGTGCGCCAGGCCTACCAGGACTCGCTGGACGGCAAGAGTATCTCTTTCACCGGCGTAAACGGTCGCGCCATTACCAACCACGATCCGAAGGCGCTGCGCGATGAGCTCGAATACTGGGAGCGTCGCTGGCGCGCGGTCAACAGCCGTGGTGGTTCGTACAAACTCGCTAACTTTCTGTAAGGCGTTCTATGGGCATTCTTGAAAGAACACTGAGGGCAATTTCCCCCGGGTGGGCCGCGACACGCGAGCGGGATCGTCTCCGGCTTAATGCGTATGAAGCGGCAAATCCGTCACGGCTGCACAAGGCGAAAAAGCAAAGCCAGTCGGCGGACACCGCTGTGTTTGCAGCAGGTCAGTCCCTGCGGGAACAGGCCCGGTGGCTTGATGAAAACCATGATCTGGTGATCGGCCTGTTCGACAAAATGGAAGACCGGGTGATTGGTGCCCACGGGATCCATGTTGAGCCTCAGCCCCTCGATCTGGAGGGGAATCTTCATTCCGATTTCGCCGGGAAACTTTCGGCGCTCTGGGCTGAATGGTCCGTGCGTCCTGAGGTGACTGGCATGTTCACCCGCCCGGAAGCCGAACGCCTGCTGCTGCGTTCAGCACTGCGTGACGGGGAAGTGTTCACGCAACTGGTCAGGGGGAATGTGCCGGGTCTGCAACATTCCACCTCCGTACCGTTCTCGCTGGAAATGCTGGAGGCGGATTTTGTTCCGTTCAACCTTAACAGCACCGCCGGCCAGCAGGTTCGCCAGGGCATCATCGTGAACGACTGGGGGCGTCCCGTCGGCTACCGCGTTTACAAGTACCACCCGGCAAATATGACGCGGTTCAGCGCTGAACTTAAAACCGTCTCAGCTGAAAACATGCTTCACCTTGCGCAGCGCAAGCGTCTGCACCAGCTGCGCGGTATCAGCCTGATCCACGGAGTCATTACCCGTCTTTCTGACATCAAGGATTATGAAGAGAGTGAACGCGTCGCCGCCCGTATTGCCGCCGCGCTGGGGTTCTATATCAAGCGCGGTGATGCGCAGTCTCTTGGTGACGACGGGGAGTTTTCACCTCCCGGCGGCCAGCGTCATTACGATATCGCCCCGGGCATGATTTACGACGATCTGCGCCCGGGTGAAGACCTGGGCATGGTGGAATCAAATCGCCCGAATGTTCACCTCTATGAATTCCGAAACGGACAAATGCGGGCCGTGGCCGCAGGCACGCGCGGCAGCTATTCCAGCATTGCCCGGGACTATAACGGCACCTACAGCTCCCAGCGCCAGGAGCTGGTGGAGAGCTTCGAAGGGTACAACGTCCTGCAACAGTGGTTTGTCGGCCAGCACAGCCGGCCCGTTTACCGTGCATGGCTGGCGATGGCGTTGCTGAGTGGCGTTGAAGTGCCGCCGGATGTGGATCCAAATTCTCTCTATAACGCGCTTTATCTCGGCCCGGTGATGCCGTGGATTGATCCGGGGAAAGAGGCTAATGCCTGGAAAGCCATTGTTCGTGGCGGTGCTGGTACCGAAGCGGAATGGGCACGGGCGCGGGGTAAAAACCCGCAGGAGGTTAAACGCCAGCGACTGCGCGAAACCGAATTTAACCGTCAACACGGGCTGGTGTTTGATTCCGACGCCGCCAACGACAAAGGAGCGATGCCAGATGCAACGGCAAAACCAAAAGACGATCGGCGCGAGCCGGACGATGATGATTAACCCCTGCGCCAGCCTGGCGGGTGTCGATGCGGCAAACGGTCAGTGCTGGTACGAAATCCGCGCGCTGTCTGCCGGGCGCGTCGAAATCTTCCTCTATGACGTGATTGGCGGCTGGGGCATCACAGCCCAGCAGTTCGTCGCGGACTGTAAAGAAGCCGGGGTGTTTGACGCCAGCGCGGTGGATTTACATATCCACAGCCCCGGCGGCGATGTCATGCAGGGATTTGCCATCTACAACACCCTGTCGCGGCTGAAAGCGAAAGTGGATATCTGGGTGGACGGGGTGGCGGCCAGCATGGCCTCGATGATTGTCTGCCTGCCCGGCGCCACGGTGCACATGCCGGAAAACGCCTGGATCATGGTCCACAAACCGTGGGGCGGGATCGCCGGGGATTCTGATGACATGCGCGATTATGCCGCGTGGCTTGATCGTAACGAAGCCCTGATGCTCAGCGCCTATATGAATAAAACCGGACTGGGGCAGGAGGAGCTGGAAGCGATGCTGAAAGCGGAGACCTGGCTTAACGGGGCCGAGGCAGTGGAGAAAGGTTTCGCTGACACGCTTGAACCTGAACTACAGGCTGCGGCCTGTGTGAATGAAAATAAACTGAAGGATTACCAGAACATGCCAGAACAGATTAAATCTCTTTTTGCGCCGCGCGCTGAAGCTCCGGTGAATCAGCCACAGCAGCCCGCGCCGGTACAGGCGAACCTGAACCCGCCAGCGCCACAACAGCCCGCGCAGCAGATGACTAATATCGATATCACTGCGCTGGCCCAGCAGCTGCAACAGCAGATGCAGACGGCAAACGCGGAACGCGTAAACACGGTTTCCGCTGTTTTTGAGGCGTTCCCGACTTTCGCGACGCTGAAGGCAGAATGTCTGGCCGACTTCTCCTGCACGGCGGAAAAAGCCCGTGACAGACTCCTCCAGGCGCTGGCGGCAGGGACTACGCCGAGTGCCGGCCCTGGCGCTATTCATCTTTATGCCGGAAACGGCAATCTGGTCGGTGACTCCATCCGTGCTGCGGTAATGAGCCGCGCGGGCTATGCGCAGGCTGAAAAAGATAACGCCTACAACGGTTATACCCTGCGTGAACTGGCGCGAGCTTCCCTTGTGGATCGCGGGATCGGTATTTCAGGTGCGGGGACAGCACAGGCGATGGTCGGCCTTGCGTTTACTCACAGCAGCAGCGATTTCGGCAATATCCTGATGGATGTGGCGCACAAGGCGGCGCTGATGGGCTGGGACGAGGCCACAGAGTCATTCGAACAGTGGACCCGTAAAGGTACCCTGACTGATTTCAAAACCGCGCACCGCGTCGGTCTGGAATCAATTGCATCGCTTCGCAAGGTCCGCGCCGGGGCGGAATATAAATATGTCACCATCAAAGATCGCGGCGAGCCGATTGCGCTTGCGACCTACGGCGAACTTTTCAGCATTGACCGCCAGACCATCATTAATGATGACCTGGACATGCTGACCCGTATCCCGCAGGCAATGGGCCTTGCTGCGCGTGCCACCGTGGGCGATCTGGTGTGGGCAGTTCTGACCAGCAACCCAAAAATGTCCGACGGCAAGCCGCTGTTCCACGCCGATCATGGCAACCTGGTCTCCGCCGATCTGAGTATCGAAGGCCTCGATACGGCGCGTAAGGCGATGCTGCTGCAAAAATCAGGCGACCGCCGTCTGAACATTCGGCCGGCCTACATGCTGACGCCAGTGGCCATCGAGTCCCGCGCTAACCAGCTGATCAAATCTGCAAGTGTACCGGGCGCGGACGCGAACAGCGGTATCGTTAACCCGATCCAGAACTTTGTGACGGTTTCCTCTGAGGCTCGCCTCGATGACAGCAGCCCGACGGATTACTACCTGACTGCCGCACAGGGACGCGACACCATTGAGGTGGCGTATCTGGACGGTATTGATACGCCATACCTTGAGCAGCAGCAGGGCTTCACCGTTGACGGTGCCGCGTTCAAGGTACGCATCGATGCCGGGGTGGCACCGCTTGACTGGCGCGGCATGGTTAAAGTCACCAAAAAATAACGACCGTCATCTGACGGTTTTTTATTACGGGGCGGCGCGTGCTGCTCCTTTTTTGTCTGGAGAGAAAAATGGCGAATAATTATCAGCAGGATGGCAACACCCTTGATTTTCAGAATACTGGTGCGACCGATATTCATTCGGGTGACGCCGTGCTTTCAGGTGCGCTGGTGGGCGTTGCTCACGACGACATTCCGGCAGGGTTGTGGGGTGTGCTGCATACCACGGGGGTGTTCGTTCTGCCAAAAGCAGCGGAAGCGGTTACTGTCGGCCAGAAGCTCTATCTGGCAGACGGTAAACTGACTGCGGAAGCGGGTGAGGCGGCGGCTCCGAATCCTCTGGCGGGCACGGCCTGGGCTGAGGCGGCGGCGGATGCGGATTCTGTTCCGGTCCGGCTTGGTTACTGATGAACCGCTTTCGGCAACGCCTGTTAAAAGCGGATGCCCGGATATCCCGGGCATTTGCCGAAGAGGTGCCTGCTGTCCTGTCTGTCGGCGCTGAGTTGCGTCCTGTTACTGTGATTTTCGAGACACCTGATGTCCCGGTTGACGTGCCCGGCGGGGGGCAAATTCAGGATCGCTCTCCGGCCTTCAGCGCGATGACCGCTGATATCGTGGGGCTTGAGAAGCACCACGGCGTAGAGATCAACGGCACGGCTTATCGTGTGACGCACATTGGTGCTGATGAAGAAGGCCGCACCCGCGTCACGCTGGCGTATGGCGCACCGGGTAAGGTGCAGCCGGACATCAATAAGTGGAGCTGATATGGCGCGTGAGTCCAGACTGCGGCGGGATTTGCCCGTCGATATCGATGTGGATGCCATCTGGCGGATAGCGGAGCACATCGGTGCCACCCATAAACAGTTTCGGGCAGCGTATTCCCGTGCGCTGAAGCGTACCGCCGCTACCTTACGTAAAAAAGCGATGGCTGACCTGAAAGACGGGCTGGCGCCGCGCAGCCTGGATCTGGTGCGCCGGCGTCTGCTTTCCTTTCGTCTTGATCGCGCTTCTCAGTCACAACTGGATAATTTTCGTCTCTGGTTTGGTCTCAATGCCATCAAGGTAAAAGACCTGAAAGGCAGGATTAACGGGCGGGTCAGGCCTCACCATACCCGGCGGGATAAATCCACCGGGCGGTATATAAAGGCGCGGCGCCAGGCAGAAAACGCCGGATTCACCCCAAAGGGCAGCCTGCTATCCCCGCGCACATTTGAAAACGGGGAAGTGGCGCGCTCCCGCCGTGAAAACCGCCGGACGGTGGTTATTCGCGATCCGGATACCCGTCGTACCCGCGAAGCGGAAGTCGATATTTATGAGCCGATGCTGAACTACATCGAGGATAATGCCTTTGCGGAGGCGATGGAGATTTTTATGCATCACTTTGAAACCGATCTGCGCGGGCGTGTGAAAGCCCGTATTTCTGTCTGAGGTGGACTATGGCTGAGCCATTACTGCTGGGGCAGTATCACGATGCTGTCACCGGCGCACTGAAAAAAATTGCGTGGGTGCGTGACGCCGATGCCTACCCGGAAAAAAACGTGCCCCGCTTTACCGGACTGGCCACCCCAGCGGTCTATTTCTCCATTAACGGCTGGGAGCAGGGCGGCGGCAACGAGGGACAGCTTAATGTGAATCTGTCCTGCGATTTGTTCGTTGTGGTGGACGCGGCAGGCGCTGGCGTCAGCCGACCCGAAATTTTCCTGCGCACGGCGGCGGCGGATATCACTCAGTGGATTGACGGCCAGCAGTTCGGCCTGACCAGTCTTGAGCCAGCTGTCTTTATCGATGCGTCACGCGATGAGTTTGATCCGCGCATGGATGATTACCTGGTCTGGCGGATCTCCTTCACACAATCAGCAGCCTTTGGTGCGGATCCGTTTGCGCAGATTAATTCTCCGCTTAACGGCGTCTGGCTTGGTAAGGCTCCGGATATCGGGCGCGCGCATGTGGACGATTATCAGCTGATTTACGAGGCGAAACCCGATGAGTGATATCGAGGGCGATTTACAGCGTCGCCTGGCGAATATTGTGCGGCGCGGGGTTATTCATTCCGTTAAGCATGACGGTATACCGAAGTGCCGGGTGGATCTGGGCGACATTACCACTACCTGGCTGCCGCTTTGCCAGGGCTTTTCCGGGGCAAACCGGGCTGACTCCAATCCGTATGCGGTCGGGGATGCGGTCACTGTGCTGTCGGAGGCGGGCGAGCTTAATAATGGCCGGGTGTTTCCCGGCTGGAATACCGGCGGTCTGCCGGTACCGGAGGGCAGCGACAGCGAACATATCACCCGCTACGGTGACGGTACCGAGATCCGGTATGACCGCGCCGCGCATGCCCTGACCATCACGCTGGCGGAGGGCGGGACCTACAAAATTATCGGAAAGGGAACGCTCGATGGTCCGGTGGAAATCACCGACACCCTCACAGTCCAGGGCGTTACGCAAATCAATTCCGACACGAATGTGAAGGGAAACATCGGTGCAACACAGGAAATTTCTGACGGTACCGGGAAAATGAGCGGGATCCGCGAAACCTACAACGGCCATGACCATAAAGAAAATGGTGATGGCGGCGGAACCACGAATCCCCCCAATCAAAAAATGTGACCTGCCGCGGCAGGTTTTTTTATGCCTGGAGAAAATAAATGGCGAATTTACATGGTGTGGAAACGATCGAACTGACATCCGGTACGGTCGCGGTCACGACGATCCAGACGGCCATTATCGGCCTGGTGGGTACTGCGCCTGATGCCTCTGCCGGAACGCCGGCGAGTGCCAGTACAGGAACCCCGATTCTGGATAATGTTGTGGATTTTGCCGCGACAGTTGCTGGCAGGTCAGGAAACGTGGTGGTGGTTGAGGCTGTAGCCGGCATCCCGAATGAAGAAAATCCCGCAGCGATTGAGACTTCTGCTGCCTGGAATGCGGAGGCATTAACGCTGACTATCACGCTTGGCTGCGATGAAACGGGCAAGCTGACGGCATCCCCTTCAGCAGTGGCCACTGCCGTGGGCGCGGTGGATGATGTGGAAGTCACCGCAACGGGAAGCGGGAGTGGCGTGGTCACACCGTTCCGGTTGCAGCTGGCAGGCGGCGAAGATGAACCTTTCCCGCTGAATACTCCTGTGGCGATTGTCGGTACCTCGATGCTTTCCCGGCTCGGTGAAAAAGGCACGCTGAAGCAGGCCCTGATGGAAATCAACGATCAGCGAAATGCCCTGACGGTGGTGGTACGCGTGGCTGAAGTTAACGATACAGCGAAACAGCGTGCGGCGGTGCTGACCGGGATCGGCGCGCTGTCATCTGCTCGCTCCGTGACAACATACCAGCCCCGTATCGTTATCGCGCCGGGGTTCAGTGAGGATGATGCCGTGGGCAAAGCTCTGGAAACCATCGCCGGCAAGCTGCGGGCGGTGGCGTATGTTGACTGCGAATCCGGTGCGACACTACAGGAAGTGGTCCAGCGCAGACAGTCCTATGGTACCCGCACCGAACTACTGCGCCCGCGCGTTCAGGTCAGCAATGCCGACGGCCAGCTGGTCTATCGTCCTTACTCTGCGTTTGCGGCGGGGTTGCGTGCCCGAATCGACTTTGAGAAGGGCTGGTGGTGGAGTAAATCCAACCAGGACATCAATAACATCCTCGGGGTTGAACAGATCGACGAGTTCATTCTCGGCGATGAAAACTGCGACGCAAATCTGCTCAACATGCAGAACGTCTCTACCATCATCCGCCGGGCAGGGTTTAAGCACTGGGGCAACCGTCTGTGCGGTACCGATCCACAGTGGCGCTTCGAATCGGTTCGCCGAACCGCAGACGTCATCGAGGACAGTATTCAGGAAACGATGCTGGAATACGTTGACCGTCCGCTTGACCGGGAGAATGCCGACGACATTATCGGCACCATCAACGCTTATATGCGCCAGCTGGTCGGCCTCGGAGCCATTTTCGGTGGTCGCGCCTGGCTGGATGAAGAACTTAACACCGCTGAGAGCATGGCGGCGGGGGTGCTGTACATCAACTATGACTTTGGTCCGAAATCGCCGACTGAGCTTATCAGCCTGCGCGTCCGGGTGAATAACAACTATGCGCTTGAGGAGATGCTGGCAGCATGAGCGAAAAAAACACATTACGCGTCTGGACCTTCTTCCGGCAGGGGATCCGCATACAGGGGGCGCATGAATTTACTCCGCCGGCATTGTCCATTGTCAAAACGGATTTGCGTACCGGCGCACAGGATGCGCCGTCCCCCGTTGATGACGGCATGGAAGCTCTCACCTGTCAGCTGAAGTTTTACGGTGTGGACGTGGATATGCTGACCGCTTTCGGTTTTGTCAGCGGCAGCCGTCCACGCTTTACGGCCTATCAGGGCTATCTGGCTAACGGTACCGCGATGGGTACCATCGAGGAGATCGAAGGCTTTGTGCAGACCGTCACTCCCGACCCGCGTGGCAAGGACAGCCTGTCCGAAAATGCCGTCACGGTGGAAATCGCCGTGAGCTATTACCGTCAGACCAAAGACGGTCGCGAGCTCTTTGAGATAGATACTGAGCGCTTCTCGCGCCGGGTGAATGGCGTGGATGTTCTGTCCGGCCTGGCGGCAAAAGTACGGCTTTAACTTCAAACAATCTTACAACGGCCTGCGGGCCGTTTTTTTATGGAGATCAACATGTCTTTTCCTGGTGAAACACGCGTTATCAAACTGTATTCCCCTGTTTCCATTGAGAACGGTGGCCTGCTCGAACAGGTGACGCTGCGCGAGCCGCTGGTGCGTGACCGCATTGCCTTTTCCAAAGACCGCGGCAGTGAAGAAGAAAAAGAAGCGCGCATGATTGCGCTGCTGTGCAACCTCAGCGAACAGGATATCTGGCAACTGACTGCGGCAGATTATGCCCAGCTGCTGGACGCGTTTAATGTTTTTATGCTCCCGCCCGAGAAGCGACCGAAAGAGGGCTGATGCGGGCGATACGTTTTCTGGGACGGCGCCTGCATTTTCCCATGACGGAATACCTGGATATGCCGTTCAGTGTGTTTTCGGATTTTCTCACCGACGAAGTGGAGGCGGTAAATCGTGGCCGGATTAAGCCAGAACCTTAAGGCCGTCATTACCTTTGGCGGCAGTATCGACAGCTCCTGGAGCCGTTCAGCGAACAGCCTGCAAAAAAGCCTGAAGGACGTCGGAAAGCAGTCAGAAAAACTGACGAAAGACCAGGCCAGGCTGGCGGCTGAGATTAAGCGCGCGAAGCTGGCCGGGCAAAGTCTTGGCGATCTTAAACGGCGTTACAGCGACGTCTCCCGTGAAATCCGCAAGACGGAGGCCGAACAGCAGAAGCTGAATCAGCAGATGCAGAAGACGCAACGGCTGGCCGCCTTCAAGGGGGCAGGGAAAGGGCTGTTTCGCCGTGGTCTTGGTATGGCCGGACAGCTGGGCGGGATGGTGGCTCCTGGGCTGGCGATTGGCGGCGGTGGCGTGGTGGCTTCCGCCCTGGGCACCCTGATTGCACCTGCGGCCACCAATGCAGAAACGGCCCGACGGGCCGGCGTGGCGAAAAGTTATGGCGTCGATATCCCGACGTTTGATGCCTGGGACACGCTCGCGAAGCAGTACGACATGAACGGGGAGAACATCGGCGACCTGTTCGAGGAGTATCTTCACAAGGCAGGAGAGTACAAGCAGAACGGCAAGCAGGGTTCCCTTCAGGATGCGTTTGAAACGCTGGGATTTAAGGCGGGGGATTTTGCCGGCCTCAGCGATATGGCGCAGTTCGAAAAAATCGTCGAGCGTGCGCTCAGCATGCAGGACGAGTCGAAAGCGTCGTTTGCACTGGATTCGCTGTTTGGCGGCGAGGCCAGCAAACTGCTGATGCTGCTGAAGCAGTCCGGCAAAAGCTACCGTGATCTGATGGACGAGCAGCGGCGATATAACCTCGTCACGAAAGAGGGGGCTGAAGGGGCGATGGAGGGCAACCGCGCCATTACCAGCCTGCGCACGGTCTTCTCCTCCGCTGTAGCGGAAATCTCAGGGCAGCTGGGAAACGAGCTGGCGCCGGATATCCGCCAGCTGACGGATGATATGGCGGAGTGGTTTAAGGGGGGCGGGATCAAACGCATTGTCAGTTTCCTGCGTAATGATCTTTACCCCGGTGTACTGACGTTCGGCCAGGGCATTGTGTTCGTCGGGAAAGTGGCCTACGCGCTGGCGAAAAAACTGTCCTGGCTTTTACCGGATGAGAGAAGCGATCAGCGGGACGTGCTCAAATCGCTGGCCATGACCGGCTCGGTTGATATTGCACGCATGACGGCGCAACGCAATGGTCAGGGCGAATGGTTTGAGCAGCAACTGAAGGAAAAGCCGGACCTGCCTGATGATGTGAAAAAATCGTACCGGGACACCCGGGGATTTTTCCGCGACGACGATGACACCTTCAACAATACGCTCGATAAATACGTGACGCCGGAAAGCAACGGCGCGCCGTTCTCCTGGGATTCAGCACTCAACCAGAACCAGGAGACGTCTGTGCAACCGGGACATGAAACATCCGACAGGACTGCCGGCGCCTGGAATAATTACAGACTTCCTTCCTTTCCCTCCCTTGAAAAAAGTAGCGTCTGGCCCGCAGCGGAAAAACCGAAAGGATCCGCAGACAACATCTCACCGGATAAGCCGGTGGTCAATGTTGATGTTTATCCTTCCCTTAACTGGACAGCAGCAGAGGGAAGATCTGAGGAGAGATCGGAATACCCTTCACAGCGTATCCCTGATGTAAAGGGGAATTCAAAATACCCGACACAGCGTATACCTGATGTGAATGTTGATGTCGATTCGTTACCGGGTACTGACAAAGCGCAGGGATCATTCACGGATAACGAACGTTACAGGGATAAAAGCGCAGACGTATTGCTCTTAACTCCTGAGATTAACTCCCGACAGTCTCCTGAACCTGTTTCAGGCAGACCGGCAGAACTGTCAGGTGAAGGGGAAAGCAGTTACTGGGAAACATTACTTCAGAAGCTGGATTTTGCGGACAAAGCGCCACCTCCCCGACAACTGACCGACAACCGTCGTTTCGAATTTCATTATGAGATACATGGCGCACCTGGTCAGGACGAAAGGGCGATCGGGGATGAAGTTGTCGCGGTGACTAAAACCAGTCCGATATTTAACGGTGACAGCAGCATGCTGGACGGAGGACAAATCTGGTGAGTGAAATCATTCCTGTCTTTGAAGACTTCGGGCAGTTTCAGTCCAGCACTGTTCGGGGGGCTCAGGCCGCCCGGGTGATGATGATGCTGGGCGATTTTGCCTTTTCGATCGACACCACGGCATACAACCAGCTGACCCGCGAGGCCAGCTGGCGATGGAGCGAACAGGAGCGGATCGGGAAGCAGGATTTATTGCAGTATACCGGCAAGCCCGGGCGAACCGTCCGGCTTGAAGGGGAATCGCATGCTTTCTTTCGCAAGGGGGTGGATGCTGTTAACGATCTCTTCGACCTGGCAGACCAGAATCAGCCTCAGCAGCTGGTCAGCGGTGAAGGAGATGTCCTGGGCTGGTGGGTGGTGATCGACTTCTCAGATACGACCAGCAGATTCCTGCCTGGCGGCGGCCACCGAAACAAAAACTGGACGATGACGCTGAAACATTATGCCGATGACATATCAAACCCGTGACGGTGATGTGCTGGATGCGATCTGCGCGACTCATTACGGCACGGAGAACCTCTCTTATATTGTGACGCAGGTTCTTGAAGCGAATCCTGGACTGGCTGACCGTGGGGCCGTTTATCCGTCAGGTCTGTATATCACTTTACCGGATCTGGCTCCGCCGGTTCAGGCTTCCGATTACAGCCTGTGGGATTAAAAATGGCAGATCAGATTGTTAAACCGGAATATGCTCCCGCTTTCAGCGTCAGCGCTGAAGGAAAAGATATTACCCGTGCGCTGCAACAATGCCTGGCAGAGCTGACGCTGACTGATTACGGTGGCGCTACGGCAAAAGCAGATGAGCTGAAAATCACTCTGCTCTCGGAAACGCTCCCCCTTCCGCCAAAAGGCGCGCGTCTTCGCGTGGCGCTGGGTTTTAATGATCAACTGGTGGATAAGGGCTGGTTCGTGGTTTCCGGCGTGGCCAGCAGCGGCCCGCCACGTCGTATCGAAATTTATGCCACCGCTGCGCCAATGAACGCGCAAAAACAACCGGGTGATGTGATCAGCCAGAAAACACGCAGCTGGGATAACCTGCGACTGGCGGATTTGGTTAAAACGGTAGCGAAAGAAAACGGACTGGTACCAAAAGTGGCCGCAGAGCTGGCCGACATTCATATCGACCACGTTGACCAGGTGGCAGAATCGGACGCCAATCTGCTGACGCGCCTGGCCCGAACATGGAATGCTGTCAGTAAACCGTCGGGCGGATATTGGCTCTTTCTGCGTCAGGGAGCCACTTCAAATGTTTCCGGCGAACAGACCGCAGCTCTGATTATCACACCAGAAGAGGTGTCAAACTGGTCTTACAGCGAAGGAGAGCGGGGCAGTTCGACAGGGAAGGCCACCGCCAGCAGTGGTAAGTCTTCAGGCAAAATCGGCGTACGTTATTACGATGAGGCTGACGGGAAGACCAAAACCACCACGGTTGATCATGATGGCCCCTCAATGGCTAACCCGTATACCCAGCCTGTAAAAGCTACTGCCGATCAGCAGGCCAAAGCGAAAAAAACGCAGGCCCGCCGCAATGAACAAAAAATGACAGTAACGGGGCCCTGCCGACCCAGGCACGTTCCTCTCACCGCAGAGTCTGGCGTATCCACGTCCGGCTTTGGCGATCGGGAAGATCGCGCCTGGGTGGTTGAGTCGCTGGTGTTTTCCCTCACACCTGCGGGTTTCAGTTTCACATACAACCTGGTGGTTGATATTCGCAAGCCTGCGAAATCCTCAAAAAATTCCGGCAGCAAGGATAAGACCGGCCCGGATTACTTCGGATAACTCTCAGCCATCCGACAAACAGATACGGAAAATACTATGAACGGTGTAAACAGCCGGACCGGGAAACGCCTGTCCGGTAGCGATCATCTGCGCCAGTCCGTCAGCGATATTCTCTCCACGCCCGTCGGCAGCCGTGTACTGATCCGTGATTATGGCAGTGACCTGTTTTCGCTGGTTGATAACCCTCGTGATGACCTGACCAGGCTTCGCATTATCGCCGCGACCGCCTCGGCGCTGGCACGCTGGGAACCCCGGCTTAAGGTCACGCGCGTTGTCGTTTCTTTCCCAGCTGACGGAACGGGGTGTGTGGTGGATATCGAAGGGATTAACAAAGAGAACAATCTTCCTGTCAGCACCGGAGGCATACCGATTTATGGCAAGCAGCTATGACGTAATTAACCTGTCCGCCCTGGCGGTGCCGGATGCCATCGTGGTACCGGATGCCGCTGACATTTTTACCCGCTGGCTGGCGCGCCTGCGTGAACTCGATACGGAATTTGATGCGTTGGTGGAATCTGACCCGGCGTATAAACAGGGTGAAATCAATGCCTACCAGCTCACCCTGGCGTTCCAGCGGGTTAACGACGCAGTACGCGCAGTTTTCCTTGCCAGTGCCAGAGGGGCCGATCTCGAGCAGCTGGGAGCGGCCTTTAACGTTTCCCGTCTGGTGATTAATCCTGGCGATCCGGATGCGGTACCCCCTGTCGATCCTGTTTATGAAGACGACGACGCTTTCCGGGAACGTATACAACTTTCGTGGGCGCAGCTGAATACGGCCGGCGCGCGTAACGCTTATCGCTTTCATGCCAAATCTGCGGATAACGATGTGCTGGATGCGGACGCCTACGGGCCTGAAACCCATAACCGGCCCGGCGAGGTGGATGTGTACGTGCTCTCGCGCACAGGGAACGGTCAGGCAGGGCTCATTCTTATTGAAACCGTCATGAACACACTGAGCGCGGATGAAGTCAGGCCGCTCACCGATTTTGTCAGTGTGAAGAGTGCCAGTATCGCCAGCTATACCGTTAAGGCTGAACTTGAAATACCAGACGGTCCGGATGCACAGACGGTGCTGGAAAACGCGATCAGTACGCTGACGAGCTACACACAGCTTTCCCATCGTATTAATGCCATCGTACCGCTTTCCGCGATTTACTCGGCGCTTCAGCAGCCCGGTGTGGCCCGGGTCAGGTTGATCAGCCCGACGGCAGATCTGGAAGCGGCCGCAGGACAGGCTCCATGGTGCAGCGCGATAAACGTCACCCGTAAAGGAGGTGTGAGTGGATAAATTTCGTTCTCTGCTACCACCTTCAGCCATTCACCCGGAGCGGGCACAGGAGCAGGCCAGTTCTGAGCAGATTACTGATCTGGATACTGACATGGTGCGTAAGGTGAAAAATCCTGATACCTGTCCTGCACATTTGCTGCCCTGGCTGGCCTGGGAATTTGCGGTGGATTCATGGGAAGAGGCCTGGACCGAGGAAGAAAAAAGGCAGGTGATCCGGGATGCCGCATATGTCCATCAGCACCGGGGAACCGCTGGTGCGGTCAGACGATCGCTGAGTGCAGTTAGCCTGCCTACCACGGTGGTGGAGTGGTGGGAGGACACACCGCGTAAGGATCCTTATACCTTCCGGGTGGAAGTTTACAGCATTCAGGCCATCGACGAAGCGCTTTACCAGCGTATCCGGCGCCAGGTTGATAAAGCCAAAAACCTTCGCAGCCTGCTGACAACCATCGATGTGATCGCCGATCTGGGTGCGAAGGGAACTTATTATGCCGGCGGTGCTGTTACCGCCTGGATTGACGTTGTTATTGAGGCCGGAGAATAACCATGGCTGAGAAGTATTACAGCATTCTGACAAACCGGGGCAAGGAGCTGGAAGCTCAATCTTCCGCAACCGGGAAGCCCGTCATCATTAAAGATTTTGTTGTTGGGGACGGGAACGGGCAGGCCGTTAGACCGGATCCGGCGCAGACGAAGCTGGTGCGTGAGGTATATCGAAGCGCAATTTCTGCATTACAGGTATCTCCGGATCAGGCGAACCAGTTTTTTGCTCAGCTGGTCCTCCCGGTTGCCGTTGGCGGATTTGTAGTCAGGGAAGTAGGCCTGCTGACAGATGCCGGCGAACTATATTCTGTCGCGAACTGTGCTGCCATTGAAAAGCCTGAAAACGGTGTCAGCGTTAATCTGCAATTCCGTCTTGCAGTATCAGAGACGGCGGCAGTTGAATTAAAAGTGGCTACTGGCGATGGTCTTTTCCTGCGGATCGATCGAAATCTTGGGGAGATTGCTGAGAATGGTCCAGGGGCACAAAAAAGCGCGCGAGAGGCGATAGACGTCGTTGATGCAACCATATCCCGTAAGGGGCTGGTGCAGCTCAGTAATGCTACCGACAGTACGTCGGAGGAGATGGCGGCCACATCAAAGGCAGTTAAGGCAGCATACGATCTTGCAGACGGTAAATACACGGCACAGGACGCCACCACAGCAAGAAAAGGTATCGTCCAGCTCAGTAGTGCAACCGACAGTACTTCGGAGGTGATGGCGGCCACGCCAAAAGCTGTTAAGGCAGTAAATGATGAACTGGCGAAAGTCAAAAACAGTCTTGGGACAGCGTCCGGGAAGGATGTTGTTACCTCTCAGACCGATACTACGGCGGGCAGAGTGTTGACTGTTGGATATGCGGGGGTAGGTGGTACAGCTCCACGGACAGCCGTAGCTGGGGCGAACAGTTATGACAATATTCCAGCCGGATTGCCGTCTGGCTTCTGGACGCATGCTGTTGATGGTGGTCCGTACGCTCACACAATTACACTGTTACAGGATGGAGGTGGAAACAGGGACGACAGACATCTGATTATACCGTCCAGTAACACAGGTAAAATTGCGATTCGCTGGGATGCCGGGCAAACAAAGAGTTACCAATATTTTTATACCGACAAGAATAAACCTACAGCCGCGGACGTGGGGGCGGTACCTAGCGGGCGCAAGGTCAATGGTCATGCGCTCAGTGCTGATATTAACGTAACCTCTCAGGATATTTTCAACGGTCAGGCGATCGGGCTTTCGACTGAGGATTTGGATACGCTCAAAACGCCGGGTATTTATTACCAGCCAGCGAACGCCAATACCTCAACCGCAAGGCACTACCCCGAAAATAACGCCGGAACGTTGATTGTTTATAAAAATGCTGGAGTAACGCAGGTTTACAGGGTTTATAACAGTTCCAGAAGTTATACCCGGAGCCAGTATTCAACAGGTGCCTGGACTGCTTGGACGCCTGTTGATGCGTTTCCTGTTGGTGCCCCTATTCCGTGGCCGTCCGATGTGGCACCGTTCGGTTATGCCATTATGGCGGGGCAAACCTTCGATAAGACGGCTTATCCACTTCTGGCAGCAGCATATCCATCAGGCGTAATCCCTGATATGCGCGGATGGACGATTAAAGGGAAGCCTGTAAGCGGTCGTGCAGTGCTGTCACAGGAACAGGACGGCATTAAATCGCATAACCACGGGGCATCAGCTTCCTCAACCGATCTCGGGACGAAAAATACCAGCGCATTCGATCACGGGACGAAAACAACCAGCTCCTTTGACTACGGGACTAAAACATCAAACAGCACCGGTGCACATACGCACAGCGTTTCCGGTACTGCTGCAAGTGCTGGTGACCACAGTCACGCCCAGAGAGCATGGCGTGATGGTGGGGGCGGTAATGGCGTTTACATTGACCGTAACGTCTTTAATAAAGCCGGCTTTGTTGATACGTCTTCTTTTACCGTTAATGCCGGGGCACACACACACAGCGTAACAGGCACGGCGGCTAGCGCTGGCGCGCATGCGCATACGGTAGCCGTAGGGGCTCATACGCATACGGTGGCCGTAGGTGCACACACTCACTCGGTTGTTATGGGGTCGCATACCCACACCATTACCGTTGCCGCTGCTGGTAACGCAGAGAACACCGTCAAAAACATCGCTTATAACTACATTGTGAGGCTTGCATAATGGCTTTTAAATTTTCAAGTAAGGACCGCACTATCCGAATTTACAATCTCCGCGCAGATACCCGAGAGTTTATTGGGGCGGGGGATGCTTATATACCGGCTAATACTGGTCTCCCGGCAGACTGCACCAATATTGCACCGCCTGAAGTGCCAAATGGAAAGGTTGCAGTATTCAACGGAACAAAGTGGGAGCTGGTTGAGGACTATCGAAATCAAAAACTATACAGTAAAGAAACAGGTGAGCGGGTCTATATTAACGGGCTTGGCGCTTTGCCTCCTGACGTAACGACAATTGCTCCTGACGGAAACTACATGCGTTGGAATGGTGAGGGATGGGAGAAAGATACAGAAGCGGAGCGCGCAGCCGCAGTAGCTTTCGCCGAAAGTGAGAAGAAGCGGCTCACGCAAGAGGCTACGCTGATCATTGAAACGTTAAACGATGCAGTTGAGCTTTCTTTCGCGACTGAAGCAGAAGTTGACGATTTGATAGAATGGAAAAAGTATCGAGTGCTGTTAAACCGTGTTGATACCTCTGAAGCGCAAGATATTAAGTGGCCGTCCCCGCCAACTAGCAATTGATCCATGACGAGAGATTATTGGATTGAGATGAATGTTAGAGTAGAATCGTCTGTTACTAGCTTATAAGGGCGATTTTATGTCATTCAAGATTAAAATGAAGGCGCTGGAACTGGTTGTTAACTTGTTTCGACAACGAGTTAGAGTCTCTCCAGATAAAATTAATTTTTCACAAGTTAAAACTGTCGTTGTTTTAAACAATAAAAGGCTTGGTGACTTTTTATTTTGCACTCCTGCAATTAAAGCACTTAAGGATGCAAATCCTCAGGTAAGGGTAATTGCTGTTACGAGTCATAGTAATAAAAATTTAATTATGGATTGCCCATATATCGATGAGGTTCGATATATGGGTGAAAGTATGAAGGAAGCAATTGAGATTGGTAAGGAGCTTCGAAAGGAAAAACCTGAATTAGGTATTATTTTCCATTCGAAATGCCCTTATGATATTGTAGCGATGACTTTATCAGGTGTCGCATGCCTCATGAAACATTACTTTGGGAATGAACGTAAGGTTCTAATTAAGGCATGTGATGCGGCAGTTATGGGAGGGGTCTACCCACCAGTGCAAAATGATTTGTCCCTCGTAAAAATGCTAGGCATTAACACCGAGGGGAAGAAAATGTTCTATCCTTCGGATGTGGGAGATAAAACTAATACCAGTATGAGTGTTGGTATACAGCTTGGTGCATCTGCTTCTGACAGATATTTTCCTGCACACATTGCCGCACAGGTTGTAGAAGAGATATCAAATCATTATCCTCAATGTGTCTTTCATTTGATTGGTTCAGAAAATGAAACCGGATTGTCTAACGATTTTTACGAAGTATTGAAGCCTGAGTTAGCTGGGAGGGTTGTTTGCCATATCGGCAAGACGACATTGCATGAGTTGGCAATTTTGATTAATAATTTTACTGTTCTTATCACTCCAGATACTGGATGTTTGCATATTGCTACCGCTTTGCAAACAAAAACAGTCAGTCTCTTTACTGAGAAACAACAAAAAGCCAGCACACCTCAACAGGATACAGAATTGCATCAGGTGCTCTACGCCTCTGATTTTGTTCTTGAAAGGAATGCCAATAATATAAGCAAACTTACACCTATACCTACAAGTGAAATAGTTGCTGCGACTATTAGAGCCTTGAATTAATAAATAAGGCTGGTTCATTTACCAGCCTATTAAAAATAATCTATCGTTGATTAATAACCTTGTCAGCAGCGACGCGAGAAAGGAAGCCCGAACGGCTTCCATATTCAGGATGCGCGGCCACAAACTGATCAATACGTCGGATCAGTAATGAGGGTAGCGTCACATTGATTTTTTCCGCTTTTCCCATCAGGCGTGTTATATCCACGTCAACTAGGGCCCATACCGCACCGGCGTACTCCGGATCAGATAGCCAGTTTTCGACGGTCGTTGCTTCGGGAACGCTCTCGCCATCTTCAACCAGTAATTCGATGTGTGCCTCGATCGCTTCACGTACGCTTTCGATCGCGTCCTGATAATCTTCACCGCCAGAGAAGCAGCCAGGAATATCAGGTACGCGAACGCCGAAGGATGAATCGCCTTTATCAATAGCAACAGGGTACAACATGTAAACCTCCAGTAGGGGGGCTCAGAGCCCCGCCTGTTTTTTAATGCTTTTCAGTGTTGGTAACGGTATGTCTTTCTGTGGATGCTTTACCGTTACCAGCCCCTTTTTCGTTGGGTGTTTAAACTGGTGATGACTGCCTTTCACTCTAACCAGATACCACCCATCGGCTTCTATCATTGCTATTGCATTCCTGCTATCCATCCTCCGGCTCTCTATCTTGTCTTGGTGGGGTTATAATAACCCCGAAAAAAATTGATGTCAATCCATTTTGGGGTTATAGGGGTTATCGGGAAAATAGTTCATAACATATTTATTTATCGCTATATCTCGTTGTTTTTTCGACGGTTTAACCCTGGTTAAGAAAGAGTGTGGATACTCATTTGTCATTAGGTGCGCTAGATCTTTTTTTACTTGCCATCTCTAAAACCTCATATAAACTCATACCTAGCGTTTTTGTACAATTTTTTGTTTAAATCGAGGGGATATGGGAAACGCAATACTGTGGTATGAGATCAAGAACATCGGTAGTTTTGAGGAGGAAGGGGGTTTTGTTGACCTTACCACCACTGCTAAGGACAAAAAAAAGGAGTTATGGGTTGATGTTGATGGCCATAAAGTAAATCTGATTACAGCTATCATGGGGGCGAACGGATCCGGTAAAACTACGCTGCTGAAGCCAATGTCCTTCTTGAGCTGGTTTTTTTGGTCTATACCCGCAAAAGTAACAGACTATTTATATCTTAATATTAATCGTCCGTTTGTACATCCTGGGATGATAAAAATCTGTTTCGTCATGGATGGAAAAGTTTATACGTATGTTATCGTCGCCTGCGATCAGTTTATAATTAAAGAAGAATTATATGTTAAAAATGAAAATAACAAGAACATATACGTATTTAAGAGGAAGTTGAATAAAAATAATTACAAACTCGAAATTGATAAACAGAAAGAAGATTTTAGTTCTAAGGAGATAGAGGCTTTTTTAAAAAAAATATCTTATGATTATATTGAAAAACCTGAGCTATTTCCATTGGGTGAATTAGAAGGTAAAAGAACCCCATCTAATACGAGTATTATTTCCGCAGCTCGTAGGGTTAATGTACCATTAGCAGTTGAAATAGCTGATACGATGAGCAGCACTACCAACGTTAATGCAATGGGGCGCTACAGCTACGACTACGAAGATTTAGGTGCAACAGCAGAAGACTTATATGAAGACCCAGTGGCCTTTAATAATGTTAAAAACATTCTAAGGAAATGGGATCTCGGTTTAGACGATATAACCATTGAAAAAGAAGAAAAAGTTGATGTCAATGGAGAGAAGGAAACATACTATCTTCTAAATGGAATTCACATTAAGGAGGATGGTACTAAATTTGCTTTGCCATTTGCTTTTGAATCTGCGGGTACTCAGAGTGCTTTTATCAGACTACATAATATAATGCAATGCTTAAAAAAAGGAAATGCTTGCTTTATTGATGAGCTTGGAGATGATCTGCATCCACATATGGTTAAACCTATACTTGAGCTATTTATTAGTAAAGAGACAAACCCTTTACATGCTCAATTGGTGTTTACTTGCCATAAACCTGAACTAATAAATTATTTAGGGAAGTATCGGGTGTTAATCACTGAGAAAAAATATAACAAAAGCGTTTGTTATCGCCTGGATGACTTCCCATCTAGCGAAGCTAGAGTTGACGATAATATTGCTGCAAAATATCTTGCTGGGGCTTTTGGAGGAGTGCCAGATTTATGAGAAAGCCCAAGCGCATGAAACGCGGTGTTGAACGAACTAAGCTTCTGATGTGTGAAGGTATTACTGATAAACGATTCGCAGAATGTATCAAGAGGCTTCATTCTTCTCGAGATGCAGGATTTAGTGTAAAACTTGATGAGGCTGGTGGAGGTGGACCAAAATCAGCTATATTAGCTGCAATCAATCATGCAGGAGGTTTTGATAAAAGAGTTGTTTTTATCGACTCTGACCTAGTAATACCAAAAGATGCATTAGCGGCTGCTAATAATCACAATATTAAGATTATTCAGTCCTCACCATTATGTCTGGAAGGGTTTTTAATGCGGTTAATGGGGCATAATCAGCAGTTTATAAGCTCGGAAGAAGCAAAGATGTGCTTCCATAAATGTTTTAACCTTGATGGCGTTGTAACTCAGGAGTGGTATGAAAAGAACATAACGCTTCTTCATATCAATACTATCATAGGAAATGAGAAACATCCATGCAAAAAAATAATGAGCGATTTACGTGACGTCTTTACCGTGTTCTAAGACTGCCCGTATGGGCAGTTCATTATATTATCTGCAAAAGTGTACCGTAATAGCCTCTTCATATCTCATAATATTCGTAAAACTCTCACCACTCAACTTTTTGAAAACAGCCAAAGCAAAATTTTCAGGTTATCTGATACTCACGTTCGATGTAAATTCTATGGTTAATTTTCGATCGATTTGAGCCGATTGCTTTCCTAACATAACTTAAACGTTCCCCGTCAAATCTAGTAGTAACTAAAAGGCAATCTTAGGAAAAAGACATCTAACTTATTGAAATTATTTTAATATAAAAGGGATTTAAAATCCCTCGGCGTTCGCGCTGTGTGGGTTCAAGTCCCACTCCGGCTACCATGGGAAAAAGCAGAATAATCAAAGCAATAAGCAGTGTCGTGAAACCACCGAAAGGTGGTTTTTTTGTGCCTGCAATCCCCCCTTCCTGACAACAAATCTTATTTTCCAGCCCGGCACAGGGACAACTTTAACATGGCTCTCCGGCGACAAGCTCTCAAACGTCCAGGATGTGAACTGGTTTTTAAGTGAAAAATAAGCGGAACGGTAGTGAACCGACCAGCGCATAAAAGCTTCTCAGAAAGCTGTGTAGGGAGGTACGCAGAGGGTATGAAAACGGGAATGCCTCGGGCAAAGCGAACGGAAACTGGTACAACAGGTGGACGAACTGAGGCAGTGCCGCCGTACAGCATTGTCACTTACTGCCCAATCATCTGACTGTAAGCGCCGGGTATAAAAGCATGTGGCGATAATGCACTATGTGGCCGTGTGCACTTTGTATAAGAAATTTCACCTCTTAGCTGCTGCAAACGCATATATGTAAACGACTATTGAATGTCGTCTAAACGCATGTAGTATTGATGATCATCATTTGTAACATGGAGGTGGAATGTATAATCATAATCGTGATAAAAGTCATTTTGAGCATAAAATCCGTGAAATTGAGCTGCTCACAGAGCAAATCGCCGCAAAGCATATACTTTATGGCACTTCAAATCTGTTTTTTGAAATCCAACAGCTTGTGGGGAATTTGAAAAGAGAGATTGAATCCCATTGTCTTACCTATTCTGGGGGGACACATATCCTTGATGAACAGATACGGCACCTCCATGAACAGGATGAGCTGCTTACTTTTAACCGAGCGAAGATATACATAGTTGTCGAAAAAAATCGGACGACAACGACAACCATCGCGCTCAAACAGATTGGCTTCGTCGCCGGTGGCGCATAA